TGGGGAAGAGCTTACACAGGCAATTAAACTAATTATGCCGATAATCACTAATTTACTTGATATATTAGCAAATGTTATTGAATTTATTGTAAATGTATTTACACTACAATGGGGTGATGCTTGGAAAAATGTAGTCAATATATTTGGTGATGTATTTAAAGGATTGGCACAGCTTATAAAAGCTCCTTTAAATGTTGTTATTGGCGCAATCAATACCGTAATCGCCGGAATTAATGCAATGAAAATACAAATACCGGATTGGGTGCCGGCAATTGGTGGAAAAAACTTTGCAATAAATATTCCTGTAATACCAATGCTTGCAAGCGGCGGTTTTACTGACGGACTTTCAATAGCCGGAGAAGATGGTATGGAAGCTGTTATTTCTTTTCAAGAAAAATATCGCAGCAGGAATATAGATATTTGGGAAAAAGCTGGGAAAATGCTTGGTGTTGGCGACAGTTATTCAACAGGCGAAACAATAATAACATTCGGTGATATTGTATTTGCTCCACAAGTTAAGGTCGATGGTGGAGGAACAATTGATGAACAATCCTTAATGGAACAAATAAGAAATTACAAATCAGAATTTATGGATTTTGTAGAAAAAGAACTGAAAATGAGGGCAAAGAAAGCGTATGGCTGTTAATATTGAAGGAACATATACAGAGATAGCAATACAGGGGGAAACTTTTGATATATTAGCCTATAGACTGTATACGGAAGAAAGAATGAGTAAATATCTTCGATATTATAACCCTCAGTACAGTGATGTTATTAAATTCTCAGGAGGGGAAAAAATAACAGTTCCTATTGTTTCAGAGGTGGAATCAAAAGAATCACTTGCACCGTGGAGGAGATAATGATAGCTAAGTTTTTCAAACTTGAATGGGATATATCTCCGGAGCAATCAAAAATGTTTGACAGTTTTGATACTGAACTTTCCGTTAAAACAAAAACTGATGGCAATACTAACAAACAAGTAGGAGGGGGAAGCGAGTTAAGAAATCTCTCACTTCCTTACAAACTTGTAGCAAGTGCAGGTGTTGATATTTTAAAAGAACTCGACACAATAAAAATGATGCAGGGTGTAATTGCACCTATATATATTGATAGAAAAAGATTATATTCTACTTTATTTTTATTGACGGATGGCCAATGTTCAAATATTCAATTAATGCCCGATGGCAGAATTGTTAGCTGCGATATTACACTTTCATTTGTTGAAGTAAGAGTTTCAACAGGAACCGGAGGTCTTAAAGTTTTATACAATGATGTTGATATAACTAAAGACATTACGGTGGTTGAATGTGAGCATGAAATGAATGCTGAAGATCGGCCGGATGAAGTAAATATAAAATTTTCTGATAACAATCATTTATGGGATGGGTGGGATCCAAATAATAATGATACCATTCAAGTCATAGATGGAATTGCAAAAACAGGTAAAATGTTTATTCAATCCGTTATTCCGGAAAATGGATATATGAACTTAATCGGTTCAAGTGTTCCAGAAAAAATGAGAAAAGTTATCAAAGACAATAATAAATCCTGGACAAATGTAAAATTTTTGCAAGTTTTAACTGAAATTGCCGGAAGAAATAATCTATCACTTGAAAATCACGATGTAGAAAATAGGACAATTCCATTCGTAGAGCAAGAAAATATTTCCGATTTACAATTCCTCACTCAAAAGTGTGAATTGGAAGGATGTTCTTTTGTTATTTATGATGGAAAAATTGTTGTATATTCTCCGGAAGTGATAGAAAAAACAACACCGGTCAAAACTGTAACCGTAAAAGATGATACAGGATATCATTACGATGATAATTCGATAAATGCATATGGCACGTGCGAAGTTGATAATGGTAGTCAATCAGGCATGGCATCTGCAGGAATAAATAACGAGAATGTACTTCGCAGAATATTGGAAGGATATATAGATAGTCAAGCTGAAGGAAATTTATATGCCAAAAATATTCTTGCAAAAGCAAATAGAAGTCTGAAAACCGGAGATTTTCAAACTGACATCATGAGAGATTTATCTGCTGCAAGTATTGTTACATTAAAAACACCAACTGCAGCATCAAATGATGGAAATGTTTTTTATACAAAAATCAGGCATGATTATGTAAAAAAGAAAACCAATCATTACTTCAGATTTCTTGCATAGAGGGTATTATGTCAAAAATATTAAAAGGAAAAATATCCTCAATCGAAGCAGAACCGATTGATGATAAAGAACATCCTACAACAGCAAAAGTAATTTCTTTAATCGGTGGAGCTGTAACAAGACCACTTATAATACCATGGTGGCTACGTGGAACAATGGGAAATTTAGCACCTGGTATTGAAGTTGTATATGTAGAATTTGAAGATAAAACCGGTTTTATATTGGCCCGTTTTGATGGAAATTGTCAAGTTCACATTCCATACGATTTGATAATAGACGGAGATACAACGCAAAATGGTAATTCTACAATAAACGGAGAAGAATCCGTATCCGGAAATGTAAATGCTGCCGATTTTGTTAGTGAGTCTTGTGGTTCATGCAATGGACATACACATACTGATAGCCAGGGAGGTACAACATCACCTCCGAATTAGAGGTATTAAATGACAATTCAAGCTCAATTCAATGAAATAAAATGGGAAATATCTGATACAAAAATAATGACAATCAATTCTATTAACTATTCTTTTGGTGTTAAAACCGAACACAAAAAAGGTGCCGGAGAGAATGATAAAGTTGTTGTTAAAGGGTATAAAAAAGATTCTATAACAGTAAGCTATACAGTTGACCGTTCATGCGGTGTTTATCCGGAACAGGAAAATGCGAAAGCAAATAGCTTAATTGGAATAAAAGATACTTTTATTCTTGGAGGAAAACGATTCGGACCATTAAAAACAATGCTTATGAAGGTAAAACCTTCAAACATTGTTTATTCACCTACAGGGCTGATATTGTCAATGGATATTACATTGACATTTGGGGAACCGGAAGAAGAAAAAGAAAAGAAAACTGAGAAAAAGAAAAAGGCAGCAAAAAGTAAATTATCGATAGCAGTTAATTCAAAAGATGTCGATAAGAAGAAAAATGCGAAAGGACTAAAATCGTGAGAAGTGTAGGCAATGGTGATCCACAAAATTGTGTAGAAAATATTTTGAATACTGTTCGTGGTCAAGCACCGTATTTAAGAGGTATGGGATTAGATAGCAGCCTATACGATAAACCTATTGAAGAGGTAAAACCTTTAGTTATTGCCGATGCTGAAGAACAAATCGAAACATATGAAGAGAGGGTAACTATAAACAGTATTGATACAGTTGAAACCAAAGATCATAATTTAAAAGTTATTCCGGACATTACAATAATGGAGAATTAACATGAGTATAATAACTGATGCAGAATTATTTGCATCAATTGATGATGCAGATATTGAAAAAATAGTCAATGATAATTTGGAAAAATATGTTCCGGAAGAGTTGCATCCCGGAGATGAAAGAAGAATTTTTGCTAATGCAATGATAGTTTTAATGTGTTCATTGTACGCAGATTTAAACGAAAAAGCAAAATTAAGACTTCTCAGATTTGCAAAGGGTGAAGTATTAGATTATTTGGGCGAAAGAGTAAACTGTGAAAGATTAGGCAAAGAATATGCCATTTCAACAGAAAGATATAAGTTAGCATCGGTTTTAAATATCAATGTAACAGTGCCAAAAGGTTCAACAGTAACACCGGATGGTGTTCTTATATTCGAAACAACGGAAGTAGGTGTAATTCCTGCCGGAGAATTATATGTTGATATACCGATAAAAGCACAAAATGGGGGCTCGGTTTATAACGATATTGCAATCGGCAAAATAAACACACAGATTAGCAATGTTCCCTATATTGCAGCTGTTGAAAATATCGAAGTTACATCAAAAGGGGATGATGGAGAACCATACCCTGTGAGTGATGAACACCCGGATGGGGATGACGGAACCGGAGATGATAACTACCGTGAAAGAATCAGAAAAGCTCCTGCCGGTTTCTCAACGGCAGGACCGGAGGAAGCATATGAGTATTTTGCTCTGTCAGCTGATGCAAGCATTGAAGATGTAAAAGTATCATCAAATCACGAAGCCGGAAGAGTTGATATAACTGTAATGGTTAAAGATACTAAAATTCCTACACAGGAAATATTGGATAAAGTATTAGCAAGTTGTTCTCAAAAAAACAGGCGGCCAATGAATGACGAAGTTCATGCATTCGGGCCGGCAATAAGAAAATATGATATTGAATTGAAATATTATACGACAGAGGACACTGAAGCTGATGCTGTTCTTACAATCGAAAAAAAATCCGGTGCAATAGATCAATATGTTAATTGGCAATCTGCAAAGATTACAAGAGATATAAATCCGGATAAACTTCGTACTTTTTTAATGAATGCCGGAGCAAAAAGGGTTGATATTACAAAACCTGTGTTTACGGATTTAGGTACAACCGAGAGTACAACTGCATATTCGGTTAAAGATGCAGAAGATAATATTTTTTATGTAGCAAATGGCGGAGAAAAAAATATAAATGTTCCGGAAGGTACAAATATATTTGAAGATATTTGGCTAACTACCAAAATTGGAACTGCTGCAGAAGATCAATATAAATACACCGGAAATGAAATAGTTTCTCCAAAAGGTATTGGAGAACTTGCAATGTTTTCCGGGAACTTAACAGTATCACATGCTGTAGAGGAGGAATAAATGAAACTTGATACTCTTGATTTTATAAAACTATTACCGGATTTTATGCAGGAGGATGGTTGCATAAAAGCATTGAGTGAGTCAATAAATACGATTTTCAAACCAACATCCCAGGATCTTAAAAAATTAAGTGATTGGGATAGAATTGATACAATGACAGAATCTGAACTTGATGAGCTAGCATGGGAATGTGATATAAGTTGGTATGATAAAACGTCAGATATTGAAACAAAGAGAAGTATCTGCAAAAACTCCGACAGAATTTTTATAACAAGAGCAACAACTGCAGCAGTAGAAGAGGTGCTTGCGACCTATTTTTCTCAAGCAAAATTAAGAGAACACTTTAATTATGACAATATTGCTCCTCACCATTTCAAAATTGAAACAACGGATGTAAATTCCTATACAGATAAATTACTTCTTTTTTTAAGTTCATTAGAAAAAACAAAAAGAAAATCACAGTGGCTTGATGCAATCGTTTTATTATTACAAGGCACCGGAATATTTTACACCGGAGTAGGACTTTCATTCAGAAGAAAAATAACATTTAACTGTAGGAAAATTTTATAAAGGGGAAATCATGGCAACAGATACAACCATACAAACAGGATTAACAAGAATTGGACAATCAATATTAACACAAGCTCAGTTAGGGAAATCCATAACATTTACAAAAGTAAAAATAGGGGATGGAGAATTAGGAAGTCTGGATCCGGCGGATTTAACCGACCTAATAAATCCGCTGCAAGAATTGGGTATATATGATAAAGATAGCATTGATGAACAGACAATGTCTATAACAGCTTTAATTACGCAAAGTGAAACCGGATATACATTCAGAGAAATTGGCTTATTTGCAATAGAACCAAACACAGGACTTGAAGTTCTATATGCATACGGAAATAAAGGTGATGTCGCAACATATATACCGTCAAATACAAGTAGTATTGCAATAGAAGAGGAAGCAACCATAATAGTTGAAGTTGCAAATGCTTCAAATGTTATTGTAAATATTTCAAGAGAATATGCTGCAAAAGGACAGGGTATTCCACCTTCAGTATGTACAAATTTAAATATTACAGAAGATGGTAATATAAGAAAATTAACTTGGAATGATCCTAAAAATACTATAATTGATATGTTTACCCTCTGCACTTGGGCAGGCACACAAATTAGAAAAAAATTCGGTAGCTATCCAAAATCTGAAACAGATGGAGAACTTGTTGCAGATATTACAGTATGGGGAACACATTCCACTGAACCTTTAATTGATGAAAACGGCGAAGGTTACTATTATAAAGCATTTCCTTATTCAACGCATGATGTGTTTTGCAGAAATTCACAAAATGAATTTGGAATAAAAGTGTATGAATTTACAATTGACGACAATGACAGTAACCCTTCTACTTGTGTAAAATATCTTGGTGAAAATACTGATTTTACATCAGCATACATGAATACTACTACCAAAAAATTTGAATGGGGTTCATGGGAATCAGCATTTTTTATGGGGTTAATGAAACCTTGTATGTTAAAAAGGGATGGAAGTGTTGATTACTATTTATATCCGAATGATTTAGGATTAAGAGAAGATGGAATAACTGCATCAGACAACAAAAATGCAAATTATGACGGAAATGCAATGTTGCAAGTCGGTCAAATTTGGATAAAAGAAGAACAAATAGGTTCATTAAAACACATTTGTATTGCAAATAAACAGGTTGATGAGAATTATGACTGTTGGACACATAAACGAGCAGATGGTTCTTATACCGAGTTTTATTACAGAGCATTGTATAATGGTTCTTTGATAGATAATATAATTCGTTCGTTATCCGGTAAAGAAGAGTGCAGAAATGTAGCCGGAAACTTACAATTGCAATATGCAAAAGCAAACGGCAATGGTTATCGAGCAGATGAGTATAACTTCAGGAGATTAATAAATTATCTGCTAATTTTAATGGGTAAATCTCTTGATATGCAATCAACATTCGGAACAGGAAGATATACCGGATATAAAGATGCAAATAATACCGGCCAAATTCTCATTACCGGAACAAATGATAAAAAAGGACCGTTCTATTGCTGTGGGGATAATGAAAGAGTTACCGTATTTTGGATGGAAGATTGGTGGGGAGAAATTTGGAAATTTACCGAAGGTATTATTCAGAAAAACGGAAAACTTCTTTATAAAATGTGCTTGGGTACGGATGATGGTTCGACAGTAGAAGATTATAATATAGACGGAACCGGCTATATTGATTCAGGGGTTACATTATCCGGAACAATCTCGCAATTATATATTAAAACTATGAAATTAGTTCCTCATATTGGATTAGTACCGACAGCTGATGCCGGAGGATCTTCGTCTACCTCTTATTGCGATGGGATGTGGAGCAATTCTTCAGTGGCCGGCTTCGCTCGTTTTGGCGGCGATCCGTACGATGGGTTGCTCGTTGGTCCTTTTTCGTTCAATGTCGACCTTGCCGTTTCTCATTCGAATTGGCACTATGGCGTTGCGCTCTCTTACCGTGAACCTCTTTAAGAGGGGGTTTGGGGGAAACCTCCCCCATTGTATTGAGCCTTAAGGCTCATGAAAAATTTTTTTCATGGGGTAAGTTGAGAGAAAAAATTAATATTCAGGCATGAAAACTCAATAATTTTGTGCTATATTAATTTCGGACTTGATTTTGTTGCACATTTACAATTTGGGTAATAATTTACCGGCTTCGCTCGTTTTGGCGGCAATCCGAACAATGGGTTGATTTGTGGTGGCTTTGCGTATACTGTGAACAATCCGGTGTCGTATTCCAATTGGAACTATGGCGTTGCGCTCTATTACTAATGAAGTATACAAGACTTACATTGTAGATTATTATCCTCTCCCCATGGAGAAAATGAGCCGAAAAAGAGGCATGGATTAGTAGCATGTCGAAAGTCCGTGAGGTATTAGTAAGAGAAAAATGAAAAGTTATAATCACTTCTTTGAAAAAGCGATAAGTGACGAAATTATGGAATCGTCTTTGGATGACGGAGTGGAGGGTAAAACCGATCGCCCCGGAATTCAAGAGATTTTGTGCAACAGAACTGAGAATAAAGAAAATCTCCGACAAAGAATGATTGCCGGAGATTTTGTTCCTTTTGTCCACCAAGCAACCATAAGAACCGATGGCTATACTCAAAAGCCAAGAGTTGTTGTACAGCCAAGATTTGATAAAGAAGAACCGGAACAATGGCTTCATCATATTGTTGTAAAAACACTTCAACCTATTATGATGAAGGGGATGTATGAATTTTCTTGTGGTTCAATTCCCGGAAGAGGAATTCATTATGGTAAAAGACATATTGAAAAGTTTATCAGAGAAAATAAATCTGAAATAAAATATGCTTTAAAATTTGATATTTACCACTTTTATGAAAGTGTGAATACTGATATGTTAAAAGATCGTTTCAGAAAAATAATGCACGATGAAAAAATGTTAAAGCTCATATTTTATATTTTAGATTCCAATGAATATGTACTGCATGGACAACACTATAAGGGTGGTTTAATGATAGGTTTTTACCCTTCGCAATGGTTTGCAAATTTCTTCCTGCAACCATTCGACCATTACATTAAAGAAAAATTAGGAGTGAAGTGCTATGTCAGATACATGGATGACTGTGTTATATTTGGAAGAAATAAAAAAGAATTACATCAAAAACTCTATGCAATACAGCAATATCTTGCGAAAATGGATCTGAAATTAAAATCAAATTACCAAATATTCAGATTTGATTATATTGATAGGAATGGTAACCGTAGAGGTCGATTTATAGATTTTATGGGTTTTAAGTTTTATCGTGATAAAACAACTATCAGAAAAGGGATATTTGCAAGAGCAACAAAAACTGCAAGACGAATAAGTAAAAAAGACAATCCTACATGGTACGATGCAGCACGAATGTTAAGTTATAAAGGTTGGTTTAAAGGAACTGCTACTTTTATGGCATTCAAAAAATATATTGCTCCATTTGTCAATTTAGGAAAATTAAGAAAAATAATGAGTAATTATTCAAAAAGGAGGAACTCAAAAGATGGTAACCTGGAAACAAGCCGAAAGTGGCGAAAAGGTCGCAGAGCTCGATTTAAAGTCATCACCAAACGGAATATATGTTCGTAAAAATATAGAAGAAATTATCACGAAAGATGATTCCGGCACGGAAAATAAAAAATATTCTTATCAAGAAGCCTTTATGACTAAAAGTGAGTATGAAAATTACTGTTTGGAAAATAATATTGTAAATAAAATTCTTGACATAGAGGATACTCCGGAATATAAAGAATATGAAAAAAATCTTGAAACACCCGTTCAATATGTGAATGGGTGTTTTTATAAGCCTATTTGGATTGATATATATGATACAAAAATAGATCGTATATTGAACAAAGCTATTGCATATGAAAAAGCCGGAGGAGATGCATCTGTTATATATGGAATGAAAACATTGATATATGATGCAACAGGGAAACTTGAAAATGCGAAACTGATGGGTTTGAAAGAAGTTATTGACCTTTATATGTTCTTAACTTCAAAACAAGAAGAATTCTATCAAGAGTATAAAGCCAAAAAAGCAGGAGAAAAACAGGAGGAATAAATCATGTTTGAAAAAATTAAAACAATTAACAACATTGTAAAAGCAGTAGGTTCTGCAGAAAAATTTT